TTACAAGCCAATGCAGTATTAGGAATATTATTCTGTATCTGCTTATTTAACACAGACTTCACATTTACACTGCTTTCCAATCCATCAATGATAGTTTCAGGACTCATATTATATTGCATAATAATAGATGGATATAGTGAATTTAAGTCAAACGAACATACCCAATCATGCATTCCTACTTGAGGTTCTTTTACGTAACCGCCAGGATAATCACCTTTAAATGATTCAGTGTTTTGTGGAATAGCAATGTGTTGTTCAGATAAATCTCTATAAATGATTGAATCCCAAATGGCTACCGTACCCATTACATCACCGTAATTAACACCACCCTTATAAGCCATAGTTAAGGCAAGAGTAATGAGACCCATCTTATCTTCTAATCGATCGATAATTTCTACGTCTTTGATGTTATAGTCAATGAACTTTTGATAGTTATTATCATGCAGATCATTCAAGTCAGTAAACTCTTCATAAGATAACTTACGTTCACCGAGCACTACCGAAGCAATATGATCTAACTTATATGATTCTTGAGGGCCATACGAATAACCGAACTTCTTAAATAGATCAAGGTAATCTAAAATGGTAACACCCATAAGCTTAAATTGTGGTCTAGGCTTTGGATTAAACGCATTAGGTCGTTGTGTATTATCCTTGATGTCACCCCATGGGGATAACTTCTTAAGAACATCTGGACCACATATCTTACCAATTCTATTTACTAGATACGGTATATCGAAAAACTCTACGTTCCAACCAGTAATAATATCTACTGTTGACATATGAATAACAAATCTCATGAGTAATTCACGTTCGTCATTACATTGTTTATATTCTACTGCAGACGTTTGCATGATAGATTTTTCTGTATCATATTCACCACATCCAAACACGTAATACGTATCATCAATATTATTCTTACATGTGATAGCTGTGACTTCTTGATCAGCTATGTCAGGATGTGGGAAACCATTCTCAAATTTAGTTTCAATATCAATTGCAGTCACATTGATTACGTTACGATCCCATTCGATTGTACCTGGAAACATATCATTTAAGTATTGAACTACGTAGTTCGTATTGCCATATACGTTAAAGCCAGGGACATCTGCGTATTGTTTTACGAAGTCTCCTGATTCTTTCATAGTTGAAAAGACAATAGGTTCTACTGGAATTCCATCCAGTGAAGTCCATTTAGTGTTTGGTTTAGGTGATTTTATGTATAAGGAGGGAGAAAAGGGTACCATTCTCTGCACCCTTTTTCCATTTTCATAACCAAGATATCGGATATTTCTGCCAAACCGATAGGCATTCGAGTAAAAGTTTTCATTCATATAGGTATATTATATCATAGTTTACTGCAAAAGTAAACCTTTTATACAACTATTTTTTGTAATGGCGGTGTTACAATTTGCCCTGTCATCTCCTTGTATTTGTCTACTAACTCTTGTGTTGGATTAACGATCCACAGAATCGATCTATCTGGTATCTCCATTTCAGTTGAATCTGAATAAGGTACGTAAGGTGTAAAGTTAATTTGGCCTTCCGGTGTAGTTACCATTCCGATCGGGGTGTCTACTATATTGGCTTCCTCATTCCATCCAGTTAGGATTTCTTCGCCGCTTAATAATCTAATAATTTTTATTTCCATAATTCTCCATAGTCTAAGTTATATTAATATCATCTTCAAATTCTTTTAAACGAATTATCACTGATTTAAGTTCTGTTACTGTCATCCAATTATCTGTGAAGAAGCTCATAGACTCATGGATCTTATCAAAGGCATTACCAATTTGTACTAAGGTACCTAATGTGATTAGTCCAGCAAAATACTGAGGACTTGCAATTAAGTAAGGAATTACTACACCAGCCTGAAAGTATAGGTTTTCCCATAATGAATAGTATTTATAGTTGTCATACAACCTATAGTAATTCACTTTCATCTCAGCAAATACCTCTAATATATGTTTATTGGTATGGGCCTCTTTATTATCTTCACACCGTACTAATGCTTTTCTAAGTCTTGCTTCAACAACCTGATTATTATACTCAAGTCTAGGTAACTTGCGTCCAACGATGGTTGATATGCCAAGGCCACCAACACTCACTCCTAGTGCAATCCAAATAAGATATCCAGGTATATCAAACCCTTCGCTTAATGTCCATAAGACTGGAAGGAAGAATACTAAGATCATAATGGCTTTAATGAAGCCTTCTCCTAATATCCAAATGTACCATGCAAATTTCCTAGTATCTTCTTGGATACGTTGACTTGCACCTTCTGTATGGTTATCCATCATCTTCCATCTAGGCAAATATTCTTTAGTCATAGCTTCACGCCATCTAAAGCTGAATCGATTGCCTATGAACTGAGTATATGCAAACAATAGAATTGCCAATAGAGCCAGGGGAATAAATCCCCATGTCGTGACGTCGTATAATAGAAAATCGCCTCGATTAATAAAGCTTTCTAAGAATGCTGCTTGGTCTTTGTCTTCTAATGCATCATAGAAGACTTTATACCAATCATTGAATTGACGTGTAAGGTAAGCTTGAAACCCGACTATTAAAGCCAGGAATGTTAGAGTCCACCAGGCATAGACTCGATCATAGCCCTGGAAAAAGGCCTTAATCATTTTACACCGATATTATATTTGGGACATAATTCCCAATTAATTTTATCCTTGTGCGAAATAATCTTGATCTGATTTAGAGGTGTCTTATCAGCAACTGCAGAATGATCTACAATTTCTAATAGTCCCCAATCAGACAATAATTGCACAATAGTATTACGTCTACCAACATCATTAACTGTTAAATTAGAAGGTTTTCCATCTAATAAAAATAGTTCTTTAAAGTGTGTGATAAAGTATCTGCCTTGTTTGTGCAGTATATGACAAGATTGATATAACTTTGAATCTTGTTTAGACGCTACACCCATTCGGGTTAAGGTCTCTCTGATTTTTAAAAAATCATCTGGTTGCATTAATATAACTTCTAACATCATCTCTGAATTCCAATTCACTATTTCATCATTTTGTTCCACCATGATTTACCGTATCCTTTATAATTTTCAATTGATCCATATTGAAGAGCGGTAAAACATCACGAGCCTTTTCGTTGCTATATCCATAATAACTTTTGATTGCATTAATATCATCTGACTCAGACGACTTATGCCATTTGGAAAATCTTTTACGCTTTCTAACTATATTTATAAGAAAGTCAAATTGTAGTTTCCCATCTAGATGGTGGTATTTGTTCATCTCATTTGCATACAGTACTGTATCAGGAAAGTAAGATAAACCCCTGTTAATCATAAAAGCATTATAGTCTTTGTTTAAAATAACATCATCACGAAAGTGATAATGTACATTATTATTAATAGCGTTTAAGTAACTAAACGGATTGCTTGTTAATGCATTTGTATTCTTCATTCGAATTTAATTGAAGACATAATTTCAGTAAAACAAGCAACAACATTTATTTCATGATCTGCGACAAAGCTATCTTTATATTGGTAGTCAGCAAGAATCATTACTAATTGAGGTATCGACGCAGGATCCACATATGAATTCATATGGTCATATACCATTCTGAATAATTTTGCAGACTCTACATCGATATTATCAGCAACCCATTTACGCATATTCTTAAAGTTCTTACCTTTTAAATCGCTCATTAATGTCTTGATACTGGTCTCTGAAAGGGACACTAATATTCCAGTATCAATAGTACCAGACATCCCGTAACGTTGGCATTCGTTGATTACACGACGCCAATCGGGTAGGTACTTCATTATAAGCTCGGCAAGAACTCGATCGTTTGATTTGATATTCTCGAGATCAAGAATATACTTTAGCCGATCCATGAACTGGGTTGCCAATTTGGCTTTGTTGCCACTGACATTAAATTCATAGATGGAACACCTGCTATGGAGGGGCTCGATGATTCTATTCTTAAAATTACAGGTAAGGACAAACCGGCAATTATTAGAAAACTCTTCGATGAAACCCCTTAAGGCAGGTTGTGTAGATTGTGGATTAAGATAATCAGCTTCGTCTAATATGACTACCTTATATCCACCTTGGAGTGAAACAGTTGAAGCAAACTGTTTAATTTTACCACGGAGTGTATCGATGTTTCCGTCCTCCGAACCATTAACAACAATATAATCAAGTTCAAGTTCTTCACACAAAGCACGTGCTACAGTAGTTTTACCTACCCCCGCAGTTCCTGTAAACATCATATTAGGCAGTTCCCCGCCGTCGATTATACTCTTAAATGTATTTTTTAATGAATCATCTAAAACACACTCGTCAATAGTTTTTGGGCGGTACTTTTCCACCCATAAGAAATCATCTCTCATTTACTCTCCATGATATAATAGTATAGTACTATTGTATCATATTTTGATACAAATGTACACCTTATTCGAATCTTTTTTAGCCGCCGTCTTCTGCGGATCCGCCAGCATCTGCTGTAGGCTCTTCTTCAGCTGGCTTATTAGCCTCAATGAATGCTGCTAATTTGTTTCGTACTGTACCAACATCACCTAATTCTGGTCCTTCAAACGCTCCGCGTTTTGACACAATATCAATGATATGAATACATGCTGCAATATCTTGCAAGCTTAGTTGGATCTCTTCTTGTTGTTCTGGCATAATCTATACTCCGTATGTAGATGTTTTTTCTAAGGCTAACCAGTAATTGGTGTCGCCGGCTTTTACTGCTGAAATAAGTTTTGACGCTATTTCAAATGTATATTTATCAGTTGCATTAAACTTGAAGTTGTTTATATTAAATACAAATTCAAAGTTCTCATCAGTATCAATATTACAATTAGCAATATTAAGACTAAATTCATTGGATGTTGGGTTTTCTTTATCAGTCACAGTTAACTTTGTCCATACGCCACCATCAGTATTCTTAGTAACCACTAAGTCATTTGCTTTTAATGCGGCTGAAGCTTTGCGGATCTTATTCAATTCGTCA